TTTTTTATCCAGACTTCACCAGCTAACGTATCACCATTAAAATATTCTGTTGCTGCTGCTAACACCTCGTCCATTGGATATGTTTGTTGTGGTTCTGACGTTGTTTTTTTAATTTCCACAGTTGAATTATTTTCTTTCATTTTTAATTAATTTGTTATTTGTTATTTGTTATTTATATTAGTTCACCCAATGTTACGTGTTATCTGCTTTCTCAAGAACCTTTTGTCTCTCTTTGGCCGCATCCAATAAATTGTTAACTTTTTTCTGACTACCACTCTCTTTATCCTTTTTAGACTCCATAAAGGTTTTACCACCATTATCCTCAACGATTCTAATCTCCATTGTTCCGTTATCGAAAATAGCGTCATTAAAGATAATACCATCCTTACCGAATCTAGATTTAAGGATTGCAATGTTAGCGTGTCCACTTTCCTTTTGGTCAAGTGTCTTAGCTATTGAGACAATAAAGTGACCTATTTGACCTTTCTTAATAGAACCACCAATCATGGTAGAATCTACGGTCTCGGCCCCGATTGAACTTCTGTTTCCTTGTACGGCTGTCCACCCAGCCATATCTAATTCATCTAACATAGTCTCAAATTGTCTCATTACATTACCCTCAGCGTCCCAACTATCCTTAAATACCTTATTTGATTGAACACAATCAATATAGTCTATTAATACAATATCTGGTCTAAAACCTCGTGCTATTTGCTTTCTAATATATTGTTTGATGTGCGGTATTGTGGTACCATCACTGGGGAATTTTTTAAGCCTAAGTTCACCTTTTTCAGCACTCTTTGTTTCTACAATTTTATTTAACTCATCCTTATGATATATCAAATCATTAAGGTTTATATTACTCCAACATGCTAAGTGTTTCCTTTGAATTACTTTAGGGTTATCCTCAAAAAATATTTGAAGAACATTATTCCCCTTCTCTTTAGCCGTGTTAGCTACTTTGGTAATCATAGTTGTGTTATGTGTCACAATATAATCATCAGTCACATATAAATGTTCCTCATCATCAACCATAATACATTGAGCGTCTTCTTCACCATAATATTCAATAGAATTAATAAATTTATTTTCTGAATATTTCACCCTACTATTAAATTTCTTAATTTTTCTACTTAGTTTCGATGGTATTATACCGTTATTTGGTAAACTAAACGATATTCTATAATATAATGAACATTCAATATTATTATATTCACCTATCTTCTCACCAATTGATACTCTACCACCTAATGATAATACTAGTTCTTTAATACCAGTAGATAATTCTTTTGAAGTTGTCGATATTTCAATTCTGTGACCATCAATATAACCATCAATATCGACTAAACCTTGTAGTAACTTAACTCTATCATCAACTGAGGTGTATAAATATTGATTAGGTATGGATTTACTCTTAGAATTAGTCCCATATAAACCTAACTCAATTAAATTACTTTTAATACCTAATAATGACACTTTTGTTAAATGATGTTTAACCAATACTAACTCGTCATTAACCTCTTTTTCTATTTCTCTAACTTGTTCTTTTACTGTGATATTATTATAAACACTTCTAACCGATTCGATAATTTCACTATCTTTAGTAACAAAATGTGGTTGGTTAGAAGTCGTTATACAACCATCACCTAGAATAACCCCTAATAAATATGGGTCTATAATTAATTCTTGTTTAGTAAACTCAACTGGTGAAACAATTGGAACCTTAAAGTTTAATCTGCTATTACCCCATACCTTAACATTATCAACCATATCAATGGTTCTCATTGTCTTATATGAATTATCTGATTCCAAATAAACCACTTTACCATTTTTCTTAGTTTTACGATTCCTTTGGTCTATTGTATTAACAGACCATAAGTGTTCAGCATCACAAAGTGTTTCAGTACCATCATTAAACATAACTTTATATATTGGTCGTATACCTTGAGGGTATGTTCCAATAACTTTAGTTTCTTTACCATTTCTACCAATAACCGAATCACCTTCTTTTATATCACCCATGGTTGTCCAACCATTCGGTGTTAATAATTTAGAAGTTAGGGGTTGTGCTTTACCAACACCGAATGGTGCTAATATAACCGCTAACTCACCTTTTGATAACCCACCGTCCATGCAATCATCAAGACCCTTAATACCTGTGGGTATTGGTTTTCTAAAGTCATCTGCTAATACACTATCCATGTCGTGAAACACATCTATCCCATCATCTTTACCTTCACCCGTTTCTAAGGCCCTTTTAAGGATGTCTTCACATTTGTCATAATCATCAATATCCCCTCTATCGATAATTTCTTGGATTTCTTTAACAGACTTTTTTAACTCTTGTTGTTTACAAAACTTAAGTGCTCTTTCTTGAACCCAATCCGCATCATTAGCTTCTGCTTCCTTAACATGTCTAAGTTGTCTAAGAATAAAATCTCTTTGAATATCGTCTTTAGCCCCATCCATAAGCCGCATTTCCAAACTACTAATGTCTGGAATGCTCTCATGTTTTTCATATGCACTTTTTATAGTTATGGCTATCTTTCTAAAGAATTCGTCCTCGAAGTAATTCGCATCCATTATATCCATAATACTATCCGCAAATTTTCTATCTGTTAGAATTTGAAATAGTAAACGGACTTGAAAATCCTTACCTAAAAAATTGAAATCTGTTTTTTTTGAGTTGCTCATAATTAGCGAAATACTGTTTTTAATAAATACATTTTATGCGTACAAAGTTTGAAGTTTATCGGCATATTCTGCCCTTAGTTTTGTATTATAATCTAAAGAGTACCCCATATACTCATTAGTGTATGACTTTCTTGAGAAAGTTTTTTTAATTTCTTTTGTGATTCTTGGAAGAATATCTAATTGGATTGGTAATCCTTTAGTGTTTAATTCCTTTTCACCCCAGATATTTGTTTGGTGTTTTAAATTAACTTTGTATCTAATTTTTGGTGGGAATGTACTTGCATCAAATTGGCTAACACCAACTACTTCACCATCGATTTTAATTTCGAAAGAATACATATCCCCTTTCTCCCAGATATTTTTATTTTCACCATCTTTATTTTTATATGATAAATGTTGGTTATCTTCGAAAAATTGTAAGTACTCGCAAGACCTATTTTTTAGGTAATCTGGAATGATTCCCATTTCCCAACCATTTACATTATCCATACCTGTGATTCGGTCTAACAATTCTTTCATTTCTAATGAGTCTATTACATCTTCATTGAAATTGTGTATATTGAAGAATCTTTGACAAATAATGTTTCCATTAATTTTTAAGACAAATTCAAAAGGGTGTTGTTCTATTTTTCTATCTTTCATAATTTTATTTATTTTACTCTGTTATTTTCCTTCGTTCCCTATCCATTATTTTCTTGAATGGGACTAAATAATCATCCAACCTAGATTTTCCGATTACATGGTCTACACCATCTTCTTTTATTAGGGTGTAGGCGTTCTTTATCCCCCTTCCTTCTGGATTTAAAGGTGCATCTAGATACTCATCTAAACGCCCCAAAGCAGTTTCCGTCATTAAAGGTTCTGATAGGTTCACCAACTTCCAAGTTGTTTCGTAGAATTCCACACCTAATATTAGGTCATTGGAAACCCCACTTTCATCTGGTCTAGTAGTGGTGATACCTTGGATAATGTTGGTTAGAATTCCTAGTGGTTTTTTCTTAGCCTCTAATCTTTCGTTTTGCAGCTTATCCGCTTTTATAAGAATTTCTTCTAGGGTTACTTTCCGTTCTGTAAGTTCTGGAAAGATTTTAAGGAGTGTTGGTTCTCCTAATCTTTTGATTCCTCGTATACTATCAGAATTATCGCCAATCATCGATTTTACCAATGCGGCATTTTCTCTGTGGTATTTGAAGTAATCATTAAAATTTGCAAGTGTTACATAATTTTTAATTTGTGGGTCACAAAAATATATTCTGATTCCCCGATTAATCAACTGGGCCATATCCCTATCATTTGTACAAATGGTGATAGCTTCGTGTGGCTTTTTCGTTTTACAATAATACGCTATATAATCATCACTTTCAACCATATCATCTTTTATTTGTCGAATAAATAATTCTTCAAGGTATTTTGATATTCTAAGTTTCTGATATACTTCACTTTCGTCTACTGGGTGGGTTCCATTAATAAAATCTTTACCACGAGCATATTTATAATCTGGATAGAAGTTATACCTTAGTTTACCACTAAAGGTACCGTCCCAAAAGACGTATACTTGATGATA